AATAGTTGTGCTCTAGCAAATTTTGCAATAGCCTTTTCAAGAATAATGAAAAGTCTTCGTACATTAATTCTATCAAATGCAGAAGGTTTTGAAAGAAGAGTCTTATCACCAAATAAAACAGTTCCATCGCCCATAAATGTTGTTACAGGATTAACACCGTTCTTATAAAGTATGTTCCTTTCAGATTTTCTTGGATTAAAAGGAAGTTTTATTACATTTCTGAAGTTTCCTCTATTAAAACCAGCGGGAGAGAACCAAGCATCTCTACTTGCTTCTGTAGCAGCAGTGACACCTGCGGTATCTCCACAAAGTGGAACATAACGATAAACATCGTTATACTTGTCATACTGATATTTCCAACCAGAATCAAGAACTGCATAAGAAGAAGACCCTAGATTATTTCTAAAATCAACTACATCATCAGCTTCACTTCCTTCGTTGTTTACTACGTCTGCCAGTTCTGGTGAAAGAAAAGCTACACAATCTTTTCTAGCTTCAGCGATTGCAATAAGTTGAAGTGCGACTGTTGCAGAAGCGACTCCACCAATCAGTAGTCCAATATCAACTTCTTCTGCATCTTGAAATTTATTAAATGCAGTAATTTTATCTGCATCAGAAGGAGCAGAACCATCAACTCCACCAGATAAACTTGTAGTTTTTACGAATGAACCACCAGTAATACCAGAAGCATATTCTGCTCCAGCGGTTGCAGCTGTTCCCCATGCGGTGACATCAGCACCAGCTGTTGTATAAGCATCACCTATAGCGTTATGATCCATCCACCAAACATATTTTGACCTACGATTAAGAACATCAACATAATAAGCTGACGTACCATCTTCGTATTTTGCATTCTTTGCGACTGAAGTACCAGTGAAAGTTTCTAATGCTGATTCTCTTGTTCCTGTCCACTCTCCGTCTTCATCCACAACTACAATGTGTACTTCATCAAAGAGAGCACCTTTTGCACCAGAATGTTCTGTAGTTACTGGTTCTTTGTCAAAAATACCAGCATATTCCCATGTTCTGGAATATGTTTGAGCAGTCGCAGTATTTGTGAATGGTGTAGCAACGATCATTACAGAAGAATTGGTTATTGAAGATACTCTTCTTTCCTCTCCGTTAATTTTGACGATATCACCGGCTGAAAATTGTAAGTTCAAAGCTGTTGCAAGAACATCAGTTGTTCCAGTTTGAGTTATAGTTGTACTATTTGCTGTTACTCCAACTGTTCCTAACATATTCCTTGTTGGTTCTGAAAATGCTGACCTCTTCAAACGAATAGCTGTGTTACCTGCACCAACTACCGAGGTAGGTGAAATTGAAACTGCTGCAACTGTATTTGAAGTAATTGCACTAATGACAGCACTGTATGTGTTTCCTCCACCAACAGCAGTATTGATTCTATCACCAATTCTTAATTCTGTTCCGAAAAGAGTAGAAGTTCCAGTTAGAACTCCGTCTGTATGAACATTAATTGATCCTGTAAGTGTTACATCAGAGTTTCCAGCAACTACTGTATTACCAGATGCGAGGTTGGCTCTTGTTGGGCCACAAAGGGAAACTTTAAGACTGTTTCCTAAATCTCCACCCCATCTAGCAGACCAATCACCTTGTGCAGTTACTGGTGATCCTTCTTGCTCGGAATATGTTGCTTGATAGAATGATGTGTTTGAAATTAAAACAACAGTTCCACTTGAAGAAGCGTTCTTCATTGATGTGTTTGTAGTTCTTACAACATGAAGTGCACTTGAATACGTTAGAAAGTTTGCTGCTGTTAAAAATGATCCGAATGTGTTTGCGTCAGGAGATTGAAATGTTTCCACCAACAAATCTTCTGAATCAATTAATGTTACATCATTGACTGGGCCCCATCGGAATGCTCCCGCAAAACCAGCATCTATTGAAGAAATGCCAGGCACGATAGTTGTTAAGTCAATCTCAGATGTGTTTACGCCAGGCGATACTTGAAAACCCATGTCATCTCTCCTAAATTTAGTTAATTAATACAAAGTTATCTTATTATGATTATTTATAAAAACCTCAAACTCTGTATTTTGAATGTTTATTGAGATATAAATACTTATATGAACACGCGGAGGTAACATGAAAGAGATTGAACGCTTTTTAACAAAGATAGACAAGAACACAGGAAGTGGATGTTGGGCATGGAAGGCTTCAAAGACACAGCAGGGATATGGAATGTTTTCATATCAAGGAAAATCTATACCTGCACATAGGTTTTCTTATTTACATCATAAAGGAGAAATCTCTTCGGGGTATATCGTACATCAAATTTGTGGACAAAATTCGTGTGTGAATCCAGAACATCTAATAGTATGTACAAAATCTGAATCAAGAATAGATTACAATTCTACAAGAATACATCCAGATGCTAAAAAATTACTTCAAGATATAAGACACGATAAAGAAGAACCTGACGCGGATTTTGGGTTTGGAACAGATGTTTAAAAATAAGTTCTTTGTGATGGTGATACTTCCCACGTTTGACCTGTATTGTCTGTGTATGTATCTTCTTCTCGGCCATCATCAATAATACCAAATGGAAGCATATCCTGTTCAAACTGTTCTTCAAATTCTTCATACATCTTTTGTCTAAGGTCAAGGTTTGTTATGTCTTTGAAGTATCTCTGTTGAACCAACCAAGCAAAGATTACTAGAGTCATTGCAAGGTCATCGTGGGCTCCTTCTTCTGCTTCAAATGAATTGTGCCTAGATGCAAAAGTAGTTAACTCAGCAATAGTCTCAAAGTCTGGAACTATTAACTTGTCTGTTTCAATCATTTCTTTTAGAGTGGCACAACCAATCCTTTTAAGTTGTTTACTGGTTCGTATTCCAAGCTGGATGTTTTTTGAAAAACCCCCTCCAATTTGTTGACCTGCTCTACCCTTCATAGAAGTTATCATGACATTTTCATATTCAAGGTCATAATGTAAAGTCTCTGCCACCTGTGCACCCATATCATTAATTTCTAATAAAATAAAGGCGGTGTTATACTTCATTCCCACTTGATATATAATATTTGGATATAACATGGGTGAAATGTTATTGTCTCTATACTTTGCAACTTGACGATAAGGTATCTGTGAAACATCAAAAACAGAGAATGCTGAAAAATCTTGGCCCTTTCCTTGAGCTGTATCAACAATCATACAGTATGTGGCTTTCTTGATTGGTTCTTCATACACATCAATATTGTTTTTTGAAAATACAGGCTTCTTGAATACCATAGACCGCAGTTTTGACGCATCTATAAGAGTGTGAGTTGAACCTAAAAATTCACATAAAAATTCTTGATTGAATTGTACCTCTGAGGTATTTTTGATGGTTTCTTGTCTCCACTTCTCATCTCTGCCCGGTACTTGTGTATAGTGTACTTCAATTGGAACATAGTTGTTGCGCTTCTCTTCTGCGTCTATCCACATTTTATAGAAGAGGTTCATACCTAACGGAGTTGAAACAATAAACACTTTGGTAGTTTCACCAGAAGATATGGTAGGATAAACAGAAGTAAAGAAGGATTCAGCGATGGTATTCGGCACGTGTGCAAACTCATCAAGAAAAATAATGTTGAAAGAAGATCCCCGAACTGCAGAACCAGATGTCGCAGATGCCAGAATCTTTGAGCCATTTTCTAGCTCAATATTTCCCTTATTCCAAACCGTTACGCCTTGTTGAAGAAACTTTGGTAGGTGTTCGTATGCCAACTGTAATCGTGACAAAAGTTCTCTGGCAACAGCACCCTTGTTTGCAAGAATTGCCACGTTAACTTCTGGATTGAACAGTACGAAATGCAGTAAATATGATATGATGGTAGTTGATTTGCCCGTCTGTCTGGGCATTTTACATATCACAAATCTTTCATCATGAAAATGATTTATCATGTCCTCTTGAAAATCCCACATATCAAATGGAACTAAACCACGATCAACATTTACAATTTGAACATAATTTTTAATAAAGTATAATGGAGATTCCATACACTTCTTGTACTCTTCAACCGATTCTGGTGTCCAATCTACACTGACACCTATACCTTTTAAATTAGGATTTCCGAGGTAAGACTGTTTGGCCATCACATTTCTCTTTATTCATTTTTTATTGATTTTCCTGTTTTAAGAAACTTTTGTAATTCTGCTGTTGAACCCACAAAAAGATTATTGGAAACATTTTTGGGGCCAGAAGTTTCCTGTGAAATATCTTTTTTTGTTTTATGTAAATTTAACAGTTCTTTATTCGTGTCAGTAAGTTTTCCTATCAACTGTCCAAAAACTTCCATCGCACGTGGATGTTCTGAACTTTTAGCAATTTCAAGCATTTCCTCCAACCCATCTTGTCCTCGTTCTATGAGATTGTAAAGGTTCTCTCTCACATATTGGAAATCTATTTCACTATCGCCACTATCATCAGCTGTGATAGCAGGAACAATACGCTCTGTCTTAACGACTTCCTTCTTAGGCTTTTCTACAATTCCTAAAACTTCATCTAAATGGTCATCTACATTCATAGGTGTCACATCTCTCATGTTGTTATATCAGTACCAGTTGTTGGATCGTTGTATTTACCTTCATCAAAAAACTCAAGTGTTTCTGAAAATCCGTAATCTGAATTTGCTGTTGCGGAAAGTGGTGAAGGTGCAATTGTAACGCGAGATTTTATTGTAGCATCTTGTGTACCATCAGTTGTACTTTCGTTTACAATTCTTGCTCTATTAAATGTGGTGTATTCATCACCTTCATGTAATCCGTCTAATAGTATATAGTTTATGGTATCTGGTGTGCTATCTTCAAATATGATAAATTCTGGAGGTTCAATTTCTGTGTCACCGCCAGGAATTCGGAAATTAACTTCAATTGATTTAATAATTTCACCAGATGTAACATTTGGATAGATAAACCCTTTAAGTGTAAATGAAAGAGTCCAAGTAATAGTTCTTCTTGCTGATAAATCACCTTCATACTCATCTGCTACATCAGAAGAGTTTAACAGAATAGGAACATCTGCCTTGATGTTCATATCGGGAATTGTATTGACGGTAACAGTAAACTCTGGTGTAAAATAAGGAAGTATCTGTTCTAAAATTTGAGTTCCATCTTCAGCATTTTTGACAAGTATGAACAGTTGGAAATCAAAATTGTAAGGAACAGGATTATACATTGTGATCATATTGGTAGTAGTAGAAGAAGTGTTTGCTGCGACATTTCTACCAATCGTATTCAATTTTCTTGCTGAGTCGTAAGAAACTCCTGTCATTGCAAACCCCATCCTTGGAGTTCTCGTCGCTATAACTTTTCTATCTGCGGTGGTCTGTTGAATGGCAAGTAGCCACTTCTGTTTGGGGCCATACGCAAGAGGAACTTTTACTCTCTCAACAACAACACCACTTGAATTTTTCCTTTCAATATTGATATCATTGAAAAGAGTTCCAAACACTGCTACATATTTTCTTATAGTTTGATGATAAAAGGTAGATCCTAACATTAGTACCCTGTTCCTTCACTAAATGGATTACCTTCTGAGAAGTCAAGTATAGAATCAGCCACAGTTTCAATCGCTACGTTGTTTGCGTATGGATCAGCCTGTACTCCAGTTGATGCACCAGTTGATATTGTCTTATCATCAAAAGAAGAAACCACATAAGAGGCAGTTGTTTCAATCATAAGTTTACCCGTAGCAGAAGAGTTTGGTGTAGTAAGACTTTCATCTTCTAACAGAATACTATCTGATGTAGTATCTCCATCCTCTTGTTTAAAGGAATATGGAAATTCAAAGATTTTACTGGAATCACTAAATGCACCTATGATATTACCAATAGTAAGAGTTGTGTATTCAGAAGTATCAGTAACAGTTCCCTCTGCGACCAGAGCATTACCGTCTTCTCTAACCAAATTATCACCACCCTCAGTTAAGAGATTTTTATATTCCAGATCAGTACCAGTTACTGCAAATATCTCACCCTTAATTGTGGCATTTGAATAACCAGTAGACCCTTGATAAACTGATTCACCAACCGTAAATGTACCAGTTCCTGCACCAAGAGTAAATTTTATTGAATAAGAATTATCAATTTCAATTTGATCAAGTACAGCGATACCAGTATCAATTGCTTCATCAGCGTATTCAAAGAGTTCACAAACTAAATCAAAAGTCTGC